ACGAGTCACTCTCAGAGAACATTGAGATGATGAAGAAAGTGGGATTTGGTATTATTCTTTGTGCTGCTGGGTACTATGCACTTCGCACCAAGGATCCAATTTGGATTGGAGCTTTTGGCGCTTTTGCACTGGTTATTGAGTTGACTTTTGATGGACCAATCAAGAGTGTCATAACCCAAATAAAAGATTGGGTAATGGAGAGGATTGGCCAGAATAAGCTCGAGCCACAGAATTTGGAAGATTATTCCTCGGAGTATGTGCTCCTGGTCACGACCATATTGGCCACGATCGTTTACAAGACTGTTCCAAACAAGCAGTTCTTGAAAGCACTTATTCCTCTCGGAATGGCTCTTCCAAAGATAATTGATACAGTTACTCCCCTGCTGGTATCAATAATGGACATTAGTGTAAAGGTCCTTAACAAGATCTACGCTAAGATCACAGGGGATGAACAAGAATGGATTCCCACAGACCTCGAAGAGAAGGAGGTCAACGACTGGTGTAAAACCGTTATAGATATCAGAACAAGATTCTATAAGGATGATTACCAATACACAGTCGATCACCGTGCCGAATTGACTCAGCTGATTCAACAAGCCATGAAGTTCCTCGCAGAGGACCACAAAGGCGTAGCTGGAGCCAAGATAAGGAGAACGGTGACAAACTTCAAGAGAGATCTTGAACAGATTGAGATAAAGTTTAGAACTTTGACCGCTGATACAGCCGGTTATAGAACTGAACCTGTCGCAATTTTGTTTCTCGGTCAATCCGGAGTTGGGAAATCCACTTTGGCTCAGACCTTCGCAACAGAAGTGTTGGCGAAGTATTTGCCAAAGTCCGGTGTTCAAAAACTGATGCGCGATCCAGCTTCAGCTGTTTATGTTAGAAATCCAATGAACGATTTCTGGGAGCAATACAAGGGACAACCAGTCACCATTCTCGATGAATGGTGCCAGAAGAGAGATACGGCAAACGCAACGATTTCAGAACCGTTGGAGTTTATCCGTATGAAGAATACCATGGCGTTCCCCTTACATATGCCAGATATTGAGAGCAAAGGAAATGTTCAATTTACTTCTCGCCTCATCATTGGAATTTCAAACATTAAGTCAATGAAGTTCTTTTCAGTAGTATCAGATTAAGCAGTTGAACGACGCTGGGATTATATAGTAGATACGGCCCCAAAGCCTGAGTACTGTTTCAATCCCGAGCAACCTGATCCACTGCTAAGACGGCTTGACCCACAGAAAGCCATGTTACTCAATAACCCACTCCAAAGATCCGTGAATACAGATATTTACGAATTCTATGTGCGGGATAAGGTCCTCAATGAGCAAGGAGAAATGACTCAGAAGACCCAGACAACCAATCATATAGGGTGGGATGAGCTCGTGGACTTTGTTGGCTCAAAGATGACAAAGTACATGCGAAGAGCAGACGATTATAATGGTGATCTTACGAATATCATCAGAGATATCGCTGCTTCTAGAGGCGTTGATGCAGATGGGAATGAAGTAGCTCAAGAAGAAGA